TCGTTACTTAATATTTTTAGAAGATTGGAAACGTGGACACTATTATGAAGTACACGATCAACCCTTTACAAAATGGAATGCAGGTGAATGGGTAAAGTTTGGAATAGATGATTGGCACATAGCAGGTAATATGGGAGAACAACCATTTTATTCAGCACAGGTAACGGTACTTAAAAATGATTAAAGGGCATGTAGATCTTTCTTGGCTAGATGAGAGAGAATTATATCTTACAAAGTTTGTAGAAGAAACTAATACTATTTGGTCTGGAGGATATTGGAAAGATAATAATATGGCAATACCAGATTATCCTACAGATGGTCCTATAGTATTACAAACATATGATGAATATGCTCCTGCATACGCACAAAAAATACGAGAACAATTCCCTCAGATAGAACATTCCATGGTTACTGTAAATTGTATTAAACCAGGTAGGTTTATAGGACCTCATATAGATAAGTTTTTTAGACTTAACGATCTAGCAAAATTAAATAAATGGGATATTGAAGGAAAAATTCCTGTAAGAGTAAATGTCTTTTTACAAGATAAAATTATGGGACATTTTTTAGAAATAGCAGATTACACTTTTCCAGAATACAGTAAGGGAGATTACACTTACATTTTAAAAAATCAAGTACATTGTGTTAGTAATGTTAGTAATATAAACAGATACACATTACAAATAACAGGGTACGCAAAAACAAAGGATATACAATGAGAATATTTATAACAGGTGCTGACGGATTTATAGGCTCGGCAATGGTAGAGAGACTAAAAGACAATCACGAATTAGGTTTTTTAGAATATGATCTAAGAGATCACACACAGGTAAAAGCACAATTACATGATTTTAATCCAGATGTAATAGTACATTTGGCGGCAAGAACGGAAGTACAAGATAGTTTTTATGAACAAATTGTATTCTCAGAAGTAAACTATGTAGGCACAGTAAATTTAATTGAGTCGGCTTCTACACTACCTAACTTAAAAAACTTTGTATTTGCAAGTACAATGGAAGTTTACGGATGGCAACCTATTAGTGATTTAATTAGAGATGGATTAGAAGAAGAAATATTTGCCTTTGATGAGGAAACACAACCTAATCCAAATGCCCCCTACGCCGTTGCAAAATATGGCTGTGAAAAATACTTAGAGTATGCACACAGAAGTTTAGGTTTGCCATTTACTGCTATTAGACAGACAAACGCATATGGCAGAAAAGATAATGACTTCTTTGTAACTGAACAAATTATTACACAAATGCTAAAAGATCCTAATGAGATTAATTTAGGATATGGTGAGCCATATAGAAACTTTATTTACATAGATGATTTGCTTGATGCATGGCAACAAGTAATAGAAAATCCTGATAAGTGTCAAGGAGAGATATTCTGTATTGGACCTGAAAATGCAATTAAAATTAAAGACTATGTAGATATGATTGCAGAAAAATTAGACTGGAAGGGAACAGTAAATTGGGATACCAAACCACCAAGACCAGGTGAAATTTATATTCTTAATAGTACAAACAAAAAAATTACTTCTAAATTAGGATGGTTTCCTAAAGTAGAACTTAGTGATGGACTAGATAAAACCATTGCAGTTTGGAAAGATATTATAGAAAATGAAAAACCTCATAATCATGATATGCCTCATAGGAAATTTTCTAAAGGAAAATAACTTGTTGACAAAATTCTAAAATTTGCTATACTAGTGATAATTTTTACTAGGAGTAGCCAATGGACCAATATATTATTTTTTTACTGTTTATTGTCATAAACAGTTATTTCTCGTTCAAAGCAGGGGAAAAAGCAGGAAAATTTGTCGGAATGATAAGTATTGTTCAGTTCTTGAAGGAAAAAAGAGTCCTTAAAGATAAAAAAGATATAATAGGATTTAAAAAATGGCCTGAAGCAATTAGGTTGCTTTACGTTACACCAAATCCTGATTTATTTGAAGACTGAGACACTACATGGCAAAACGCAAAAAGAAAAGTTTATATTTAATCCCAGAACCAAACTGGAACGAAATGTCTGCATTAACAGATGAGAAACAAAGAGAGGAAGCCTACAAAAAGGTTGAGTACTTTATTCATTCCGAAATAGATTCTAAATCCAAAACTAAAGCAATGAAGAAATGGATTAAGGAAGAAAGTGGATGGACACAAGAAGAAATTAAACTTACAACAATTACACCATTAGATCCTTGGTTACAGATGTCAGGTAAGTATGCTTGGATATTTTATAAGGTAGGATATTTAACAGAAAGTGCGTTAGGATATTTACACGGTAGTAGAAAAGAAGAGTTTTTAAAATTAGGTAAAAAATATTTTAAAGAAACAGAACTTAAGAAAGCAGACAAAGTTTCCAAGAAAGTTGTTAGTATTCAGGAAAGAATGGCGGAACAAGTTTCTGAACTTATTGGTGAATGGGAATATTACATAGATGAGTTTGTTGAAAAAGGTGAAATGGATATTAAATCCTTTGACCCTTACAAAGAAATGCAAATTTATAGAGGCGGTATAATTAAACCTGCACATGCAAAAATAGTTAAAACAAGTATAGAGCCTTATATTGTAGAAGCACAAGAAGTTTTACAATGGAACGATCCTGATATTAAAGAAGGTTATAGTCACTTCACATCTAAAATGCGTAAACAGTATTTAGAATTTTATCAAAAGATAGATACTGCATGTGATACATTTATTGAAACTGGCAAAGCAAAACGCAAACCTCGTAAGCCTAAAGTTAGAAGCAGAGAACAAATGGTTTCTAAAATGAAGTATCAAATTAATGATTCTGATTTAGGAATAGCAAGTATCAATCCAGCAGAGATCGTAGATGCTACAGAAGTTTGGGTGTATAATACTAAGACTCGTAAAATAGGTGTATATAAGAAAGGTGATCTAACATCAGGATTAACAGTTAGAGGTACTTCCATATACGATTATGAGGCAGGTGAAAGTGTACAGAAGACATTAAGAAAACCCGCAGTACAATTAAAAGAGTTCAAAGGCGCCGCTAAAACAAAGATGAATAATGCATTTAGCAATATAAAAGCAACAGAAATCAAACTTACCGGGCGAATAAGTGATACTATTATCATTCTAAAGGCTTTTTAAAGCAGATTTAGATAAATAGTAGTATGGCACAAGATCAAATAGGATATAAAAGCAGAGAAGAATTAATTTCTGAAGTACAGTTACGTTTGGCTGACGGCATGGTTGATGTAGAATTAGACAGAGAACACTATGATGTAGCAATAGACAAAGCGGTAGGTATTTACAGACAATTAAGTTCTGGGTCTGTAGAAGAAAGTATTATATTTTTCAATACAGAAAAAGATGTTACTGAATATATTTTACCAGATGAAGTAATGGAAGTTAGAAGAATGTATCGTAGAGGTATAGGAACTAACAGTGGCGGAACAAACTTTGATCCGTTTGATGTTGCTTTTAATAATATGTACATGTTACAAGCAGGACAAATAGGTGGACTTGCAGTCTTTGATGCATTTAGTCAATACAAAGAAACATTAGGTCGTGTATTTGGTAGTGAATATAATTTTTTATGGAATAGAAATACAAAGCAACTTAAAATTTTAAGAAACGTAAGACACGAAGAAGAAATTGCAGTTGGTGTATATAACTTTATTCCTGAAAGTATTTTACTAAGAGATGTATATGCAAGTAATTGGTTAGGTTCATATTCACTAGCAATGAGTAAAATGATGTTAGGTGAAGCAAGAAGCAAATATACATCAGGATTACCTGGAGCAGGTGGAGCCATACAGTTAAACGGTGATGCTCTCAAAACAGAAGCACAGAATGAAATGCAAATGCTTAAAGATAGTGTACATGCATATGAAGAAGGTAATACCCCTCTAGGATTTGTGATAGGCTAATGCTAATAGGAATAACCGGTTTTATAGGCAGTGGCAAAGATACAGTAGCCAATATGTTTGTAGAACGTGGTTGTGTTCATGACAGTTTTGCCGCCCCCCTTAAAGATTTATGTTCCAGCATTTTTGGATGGGAACGAGCTATGTTGGAAGGTGATACAACAGAAAGCAGAGATTTCAGAGAAACACCTGATGTTTTTTGGACTAAAAAATTAGGTGTCCCAAACTTTACTCCCAGATTAGCATTACAACTTTTAGGTACAGAAGTACTTAGAAATCATTTTGACCAAGACATTTGGTTAAACAGTTTAGAATATAGAATGTTACAAAAGCACGAAGATGAACCATGTGTTGTTGTAAGTGATGCTAGATTCAGAAACGAACTTGATTTAATTAAAAATATGGGCGGTGTTGTTATTTGGGTACAACGTGGAGAGTTACCTGAATGGTTTGAAACAGCAAGTGAGGCTCATAAAAATGTTGTAAGTAGAAAAATTATGACAACAAAATACAGAGACATTCATGAGAGTGAGTGGAATTGGGCAGGCTACCCAGTTGATTACATTATTAATAATAATGGCACCCTTGAAGATCTAGCCAAGCAAGTAGAAGATATTAGAGATTGGAAAACTGGCGAATTTAAAAGCACTCTTAAAATAGTATAATACCTACTAATACCTTACAATTCCTTAAATACATAATAATTCCATTATTTGATAAATAAAGGTAATACGATAGTATTGTACAATACAAATAGGAGAATAAAATGGCAACATTAACATCACCTGGAGTAAGTGTAACGGTATCAGATGAGAGTTTTTATGCTCCTGCTGGTTCTGGAAGTGTTCCTCTAATCGTCATTGCGACGGCACAGGACAAAACAAGTCCAGACGGTTCAGGCACATCTGCTTATACAACTTCAGCAACTGCTGGAAAACTTTACAAGATTTCTAGCCAAAGAGAATTATTACAAAATTACGGAAATCCTACTTTTAAAGCAAGTGGACTTACACAATTACATGGTAATGAGCAAAATGAATACGGTCTTTTATCAGCATACAGTTTCTTAGGAATAGCCAATAGTGCTTACGTTCTAAGAGCCGATGTTGACCTTAACGACCTTTCAGCAACTGCAACAGCACCAACCACTAAACCTGCAAACGGTTCTTACTGGTTAGATACTGCATCATCTGTAATTGGAGTTAAGAAATGGGACGGTTCCAATTGGATTAAACAAACAGTTAAAGTACCAGCAAGTACAGATTTAACTACTGGAGATGTTCCAAAAACATCATACGGTATTAAAAATGACTATGCGGCTGTATATTTTACAACAGCAGGTGCTACTAAAGACACAATTAAAATTTACCAAAAGACAACTGATACAGCATGGGACATCATTGGAAGTTCAGGTTGGGGAACTAGAACATCTTCAGCAGATTTCCAAATAGGTGATCACAGTGATTTACCATCCACAAGACAAGGTGGTGGTTCACTAGTAGCAGGCGATGTATTCTTACAACAGAATTCATTAAGTAACGGTACAGATTTAAAAGTTAAATTATATAATAGTAGTACTGGACTCTTTACAGAGCAAACAGCATACGCAAGGAAGTCAATGTCTGACGCATATGGTACTAGTTACCACGGTGCTAATCCTGTAGTTGGTGACATATTTATTGATGTTGCTGGTGTAGGACAAGATAACGAACAAGCATGGTTTACACCTAAAAGACATAACGGAAGTTCTAGTATTTTTGCAGAAAGTACTGCGGCATTAGATGGTTCTGAAGTTGTTATTTCAGCACATGCAAGTAAAGTTAGTATGATTATGCAAATCAATGACGGTGCAAATGTTAATGTAACATTTACAACTGATACTGATTCAAACGGTAATGCAAGTATTGATGACGTAGTTATTGATATCAATACAGCACTAGCGGCGGCAGGTGTTCCAACAAATTCATCAAATGTTATTGCAAGTAATAATAGTGGTAAATTAAAAATTGAAAACAGCGACGGTAAAGATATTTTACTTATGGCAGGTAACGTTGCAGGATTTGGTCCAGCACAACTTAACCTAACATCAGATGTACCTTACAGTAACTTTGAAGCATTAAGTTTTACAGCAAAAGAAACTGAATTAACAGGATCTTTAGCAGACAAAACTTTATGGTATGATGCAACAGTAAGTACAGCAACAGTTGATTTACTTTACAATAATGCAGGTTCATGGGCAACTTATACAGGTGATGTACAAGTTAAGTCTACACAACCTACAGTACAAAGTGATGCAGGTGCATTACAAACTGGCGATATTTGGATTGACGGAAGTGATTTAGAAAACTATCCTAAAATTTATAAGAGATCAGCAACTTCAACTTGGGTATTAATTGATAATACAGACCAACTTACACCAGCAGGTGTAGTATTTGGTGACTTTAGAGCATCATCAAGCGGTGCACTAATTAGTGAAGCAGACGGCTTACCATCACCTACATTGTATCCTAGTAATATGTTAGCATGGAACAAAATGGCAAGTGGCGGTAACGTCAAGCAATATGATAGTGCTTCAGGATTATGGAAAGACTTTAGTGGTAATAAGGAAAACGGTGCCCCTCACATGTTGAGAAAGGCTCAGAGAAAAGTTATTGTTACATCCTTACAAGCGGCTCTAACAGCAAATCAAGATATTAGAAACGAAACTAATCGTTTTAATATTGTTGCAGTTCCAGGATATCCTGAACTAGCAGATGAAATGATTTCACTTGGAACAGATCGTAAGAATACAGTATTCAGTGTTATAGATGCACCATTAAGATTGGCCGCAGACGCAACAAGTACTGCAAATTGGATTAACAATAATGCAGTTACAACTGAAAACGGCGAAGATGGTTTAGTAACTAACTCACCGTATGCGGCTGTTTACTATCCACACGGATTATCTACTAACCTAGACGGTTCAAGTGTTATGGTTCCTGCAAGTCATATGGCTTTAAGAACATTAGCATTTAACGACCAGGTGGCTTTCCCATGGTTTGCACCAGCAGGATTCCAAAGAGGATTAGTAAGTAATGCTTCTGGAACTGGTTACTTAGACGCAACATCAAGCGAATTTACAGCAGTTGCTTTAAGTGAAGGACAAAGAGATAGTCTTTACACTAATAAGATTAATCCTATTGGAAACTTCCCAGGACGTGGAATTGCAGTATTTGGACAAAAAACTTTAAACTCAGTATCAAGTGCTTTGGATAGAGTTAATGTTGCAAGACTAGTTGTTTACTTACGTGAACAGTTAGACGACGCAGTTAAACCATTCTTATTCGAGCCAAACGATGAAGTAACAAGATCTAATGCTAAAGTAGTTGTTGATAGACTACTTGGTGAACTTGTTTCTCAACGTGGATTATTTGACTTTGTTACAGTATGTGACACTACAAATAACACAGCGGCAAGAATTGATAGAAACGAATTGCATATTGACATAGCGATACAGCCTGTTAAAGCAGTAGAGTTTATATACATTCCAATAAGAATCCAAAATACTTTGGGTCAAACAGGATAAGTTTTAACTTAAACTAGAAAAAGGGCGGTTTTTACTGCCCTTTTTTGTGAATAAATTATATACGCAGTTAACCTTTTTTGGGTCAAAGTGATAAATATTCGTATATAAAAGTTCTAGGAGAACAATATGGCAGTATCAAGTGCAACAACAGAAACTAAAAGTAAATTTGGTGTTCCAGTAACAGGTAATACTGGTTCAGGTGTTTTAATGCCTAAACTAAAATATAGATTTAGAGTTAGTTTTTTAAACAATTTTGGAGGCAACGCAGAAACTAAAGTTTTAACGCAGAACATCCAATCAGTAACTAGACCTAAAATTTCTTATGAAGAACAGGTTATAGACAGTTACAACTCTAAAGTTTATGTTCAAGGTAAACATACCTGGGAACAAATCAATGTTACTATTCGTGATGATATCACTAACCAGGTAGCAAAACAAGTTGGTGCCCAAGTGCAAAGACAGTTAAATCATTTCCAACAATCAACACCAGCATCTGGTAGCGACTATAAATTTGACATGCAAGTAGAAATACTTGACGGTGTTAATGCAGGTGCTACTGAAGTTTGGTTCCTTGAAGGATGTTTCTTAACTAACGTAGATTACAGTGATGGCGACTATAGTGCAGGTGACCCTGTACAAGTTATCTTACAGGTTAGATACGATAATGCAATTCACTTTGAAGGTGACAATGACATTAACGGCAGAACAGTAAGTGGTAACCCATTCCCTGAAACAGTGAGCACAGGCGCAGGAACATTAGGTTAAGGAGTTAATCCTTAATGGAGTTTTTCAAATCAGGAGCAGGCAATCGGAAGTTCTTTCTTAAGGACTTCCGCAACGCCGAACATTACAAACCAAACATTGCTCCACCTAGGCAGAAGTTTCAAGGCTATGTAAATTTTATAATTAATAGACGTCTTATATCCATGGGAATGGATACAGCAGATTTTAGAACTAGGATTTCCTCGTTAGTAAGAACTTCAACTTTACCAGAAGTACAGTTTCAAACAGAAACTAAAAATTCTTTTAATCGTAAAAAAGTAATACAAACTGGTGTTGAACACTCGCCAGTAAGTATGATGGTTATGGATACTATACAAAATGAATGGATAACACTATTCATGAAATACTACAGTTTCCATTATATGAATCCTAGAAATAAATTTGAAGCATTAAATCGTGATACATCATTTATAGGTGGTGATACACATGGTGGATATCAAAAATCTAACTTTGGGCCACAAACTGGTAATGCAACGACAAAAGGATACCAATGGGGCAGTAACGATTTTGGAATGGATCTAAGTGTTACTAAAAACTTCTTTGAAAGAATAGATATAATTTTATACCATGGTAATAAAGGTATTCAGTATTCTTTATTTAATCCTATGATGACAAGTTTTTCTGCAAGTGAATTAGACTATTCTTCTAGTGAGGTAATGGATTTTAAATTAGAATTTGCTTATGAAAATTTTACAACTACAAATGTTTATAACTTTGATTTAAGCGAACAAGATAGAGCAAGATTTGAAAATATGGAAGGCGTAAAATTACCGGGCATGACAGGTAAAGCAGGCCAAATACCAATTGCATTGGATGATCAAAAATTAGAAATCTTAAACGGCAAAGGAGATGCAGGTAGAAAAAGAGCACAACAACCTGTAACAACTGGCACAAATGATGAAAACGACAGGTATATGAATACAGAAACTATGGCAGGGAACAGTAGTATATTAGTAAGTGAACTTGATGCAGATTCTCTAACTAATAAACTATATACACCTGCAAAAGTTGGAAATGACAGTGGAGAAACTAATTTTGTTGATGGAGTTAATGATTTCTTAGAAAATAATCCTTTTGGTAGAATACTTGATAGAGGATTAAGTGGTGCGGTTAATGGACAAGATTTAGGAGACATCTTAAAAAGTGCATTAACAGACGAAGTAAATTATGCATTAACTAATCCAGAAGGAGAACCAGATTTATTTACTAAAGTGGAACCAGGTTCTGAAAGCGATAAACAGAATAACACTGGTAACAATAATTCAGATGATGATTCTGCTACTGCTTATACACCGACGGTGAGTTTTTAAATGAGTGCTTCTTTATACAATACATTTGGAAATGAAGTAGAATACAAAGTATTGCAATCTACACTTGCAACCTTTTTAGAAAATGCAACAATTAAATTTCCTTTACCACAAGCCAGTTCTCAAATACTAGGTGACTTTGCAGAAAATTCTGTACAACATATTAATGGTCCTTTATTAGAACAAATTAATTTAAGATTAGAAACATTAGGATTTAAAGAAGCAAATGCAAGAGCTCTTTCAGTAGTTTTAATTAAAGTTGCAGAACAACAAAATATGTCACCAATGGACTTCTTTAGTATAAATGAAAACACCCTTAATATAACTAAACAGGCATATGATGCCATTAACGAATTAAGACCTAATGGTAATAGAGTTAATCTAGTTACACCTAAAAACAATTCCAAGAGTCCTGTTAGCAAACTAATAAAGTCTTAACATGGCCAAATATCAACAAGGTTTGTATGAAGTCGCTAATACAAGTAAATTTGTAGGATCAAAGCCACCTAAGTACAGAAGTAGTTGGGAATTAGCATTTATGCGTATGTGTGATAGTCATCCTAATATACTTAAATGGGCAAGTGAAAATGTTAAGATACCTTATAGAAGTCCTGTTGATGGTAAGTATCACAACTATGTTCCAGACTTTATGATACAATATCAAGACAAAGACGGTACAGAACATGTAGAACTTATAGAGATTAAACCTGCTAATCAAACTACATTAGAGAATGCTCGTAGCAGAGGACAAGCCATACAAACGCATATAAACGCCGCTAAGTGGACTGCGGCACAAGAATGGTGCAAACGTAAAGGCATACGTTTTAAAGTAATCAACGAAGATCAGATCTTCTCTAACAAAAAACCTCGTAAGGCGAAAAAACGCATCTCCAAACCTAGAGTTAAATAAATACTATTATGACTAAGAAACTTGAAGAAGAATTCAATTTGCCTCCTATCGAAGAAGTTACTAATACTGACGAGGAAGTTGTGCCTACTGTAGAAGAAACACAGGAAGTCATAGAGGAAGTACAAGGTGCTTTAAGTGTTAGTGAAAAAATTAATTTAGCATTTAAAGAAGTTAAAGGTTTAGAAAGTCACGAAGTTGAAATGAATGACATAGCCAAGAAGGCTATTGATAGTTATGAACAACTAATGAGTTTAGGTATGAATGTAAGTGATATGGCGGCTGGTAAAGTATTTGCAGAAGCAAGTAACATGTTAAAGATAGCCTTAGATGCCAGTGATGCTAAAACAAAAGCAAAACTTCAGCAGATAGATTTAATGCTTAAGAAAGCAAGAATAGATAAGTTTGATAATAAGGGTACAGAAACAGAGGCCGTTCAAGCAACTGTATTTGATAGAAATGATCTATTAAAAATTATTAAAGGCGATAATTAAGGCCTAATCCACTCACCGTTCTTAAAAACAACAACTTCACCATACTGGTCTAAAGTGTACTCTCCTTCAACAGGATTCTGAGGTTCTCTTACTTTTATTTTTGTCATACAATTATTTAGCAGAAAATTTAATAATATGATAAATAAGTGTAACAACGGAGTTTAAATATGAAACTTAAAGAATATATAACAGAATCATTTAACAAAGAATACGGCTACAGAGTCAAGTTTGCCGCTGATTGTGGTTCTGATCAAATGGACATGTTAGAAAAATGTCTAGACAAATATAACTTAGTAAGTGCTACACCTTTTAAAAGAACACCTATTGAAGAGAATCCAAAGGAGTTTTACAGAGCAAAAGGTACACAATGTACATCTGAAGTATGTAGTACTGACATTATCTTAAAATACCCAGTCAACGAAAGAATACTTGAAGTATGGTTAGCAGTAAACATGGGTATGGATCATGAAAGAGTTCTTGCTTATGGTGTTAAAGATCCTAGAAGAATAGAATCTGAAATGGCTGAAATGAGAGCAAAAGAAGATAAGGATAGGCAAGTTTCAGAAGAAGATGCTTTACTTAATGATGAGAACATGGAACATTATGAAGCACAAAACGAAGAAATAGATTTTAAAGCAAACTTCTTTGGTGAAGAATACAATAAGAAGTTTTTAGATGAACTAGCAAAAATTAAAGCAGAAAAAGGTGCAGACTACTTCCGCAATTACCCAAGTAAAGATGAACTTATGGGTGACGATCTTGCAGAACTAGGCTCACAAATACATGGTCTACCGAACATGGGTAGAGGTACAGAGTCAAGTAAAACTGTTGATACTATATCTCAAAGTGGTAGAAGGAACTAATATGAAAATAGATAACTTTTTAACAGAAGCACCTGGTGATACGCCTGAGTTAAGTCAGGACGATAAAAATAAACAAAGACAAGGCCTTCAAAGAGCCAAATCAGCAACAGGTTCCGATACATCAGTTGCAATCTCCCAGAAAGGTATAGATACTGCTAGACAAGGTAAAGCAGGTACACAAATAGATAGAGATGCTGAAGCAGAAGTTGTACAACAACATATGGATTTATTAGATCCTAAGTATAAATTGCAAAGCATGTACATAAACCTTTTAAAGAACCTCAAAACTAAAAAAGCAGGAATGGCAAGCAAAACACCAAGCGGTGATTTGGAAACACCAACATATCAAAGACAAGGTATGACAAGAGGTGATATGGGTATTGCTGGAGAATACAAATCAGACGGCAGTAAAGTACCAGGGCCAGATGAAATTGCTAAAGGTAATTTAGTCAACAGTAAATATGCAGAAGATGTTGAAGTAGAGGAAGCAATTTCTAAAAATGCTATAGATTTAATGACTAGTTCAGGCGCAGACGCACAAATGGTATTTAGAGCAATTAGCATGTTAGACTCAGGTCAAGGACTATCTGCACAATATGGTAAAGTACTTTATGCTTTCTTAGAACCATTATTAAATAGTATGAGCGGTAGTGATGCAGTTGCTGGATTACAAAGGCATATGGATAAATTTAATAAAGGTGTAGATATTACACCTGATGAGGAACCTCAAGTAGAACCTGAAGAACAACCTCAAGATCAAGAAGCAAATCCTAATATGACAGGAATATACAAACAACATCCTGTACACGGTAAAGTCAGAGTAGTTAATGTAGATGGTATGAAATCTGGTGAAGTTACTGTACAAAAAGATGATGGAACTACAGAAGTTGTTAAAGCAGATGACTTAGACGAAAGTGTGGAATTAGAATCTTTAGATCTAGCAGAACTTAAAAAACTAGCAGGACTTTCAGAAGCAATGAGTGATGTATATGGTAGCACAGTTTCTGAAGAATCAGAAGAAAGAGTTACTTACAGCAAAACTAAAAAAGATGGTGATGCAACAGTAACAGTTAGTGCAAATGCAGACAGCATGGAAGAACTACATAAAGTATTACAACTTGCTGGAATTACATTACCTAAAGGTGATAGCGAACCAGAAGCACATGATGAGCCAGAAGCACATGATGAGCCAGAAGCACATGACGAACCTGAAGTACAAGTAGTAGAACCTGATAGTGATGAAGAATCACCATGTGGAACGAGCGATGCAGACGCTTCATATTCAACAGATAAAGAAGTTTTAGTAAACTACATCAAAGATAAATTAGCAAAACGACTTTCATAAATTCATGTTTACCGATCTATATGTAGACGGAACAAGTTATGCCTCAGGATGGGGTAAAGGTCACGAAAGAAGTCTATTTAAAACAACAGATACCTATTCTTGGGTAGATGAATTTGCAAATTTAACTAATTGTAATAATTTATGGAATCATTCCTTAGTTGCCAAACCTTGCGACATGCAAGTATTCGATATACAAAATTTCTGTAATCAATATTATAATAAATTCAAAACATTTGATAGACTGTTTGTTGTCGCAGAGTATTCTTATATTACATATAGAAGTATAGGAACAGTTAAGGCAAGAGACGGTATATTTAAAAATCAAGATATTACTCCTATTGTTATGGCAAAAGGAACAGAAGTTAATAATAACGAAACAGGAGGCTTTGGATATATAATTTCTTACGTTAGGAAAAGTAATGATTATCTAGACATACAAGAACCTTTGTTTGTAAGTGTACCTGAAGAACATATTGATGCTGATGATGTAAAAAAAGTTAAGGAATTTGCAACACAATGGCTTCTCACACGATTTACAAATTATGTAGAGCATTTAGAATATATGTATAACAATCTTTCCCTAATAAAAAACTTTTTAATCAAACGAAATATTCCTTTTTTAATATATTCTGCCGCTGTATCTGATGATGCTCCAGAAAAACCCTTCATAGATCAAACTTTAAGATCATTAACAAAAGATAAAAGAGTTATTCCTTTAAGTGCCTTTTCAGGTAAAGCCATATCTACAAAATATTCAATTGAAGAATATACAGTACATCCTGATAAATTAGGGCATATGGCTATAGCTCAACATCTATATGACTGGATATTAAAACATAATCTACACAAAAAACCAAATCCAAGCATAATTACTGTATAAATAGTAATATGGCAAGAGGAACAGCAGATACCAGTCTGGTCAAGCAAGGTTATAGTAAAACAGCCTATACACCAGATACAATAGAAGATTTTAAAAGATGTGCAGACCCCATAGACGGACCGCTGTACTTTATGGAAAATCACGTAAAGATACAACATCCTACTAAAGGTGGGATAGCATTCGATCCTTTTTCTTATCAGTTAGATCTAATTGAAAATTATAACAACTTTAGATACAGTATTAATATGCTGGGTAGACAGATGGGTAAGACTACTGTAGCCGCAGGATACTTGCTGTGGTATGCAATGTTTAAGCCAGACAGCACAATACTTGTTGCGGCACATAAACAAGCAGGTGCTCAGGAAATTATGCAACGTATTAGATATGCATACGAAAGTGTACCAGATCATATTAGAGCAGGTGTTACAGAATATAATAAAGGCAGTATGAGTTTTGATAATGGTAGCAGAATTGTTGCAAGTACAACTACTGAAAATACTGGTAGGGGTATGTCACTTACATTAGTATATTTAGATGAGTTTGCATTTGTTCCTCAACGTATTGCAAGTGAATTTTGGACTTCTCTATCTCCTACATTAGCAACAGGTGGTAAATGTATTATTACAAGTACACCTAATAGTGATGAGGATACTTTTGCTATGATATGGAATCAAGCAAATAAAATGTTTGATGAACATGGTAATGAACAAGAAGTTGGTGTAAATGGATTCAAACCTATGTTAGCAACATGGGGACAACATCCTGACAGAGATGCCGCCTGGGCAACAGAAGAGAGAGGAAGAATTGGCGAAGAACGTTTTAAACGTGAACACGAATGTGAATTTGTTATATATGATGAAACATTAATAGACCCTTTAAAACTACTTGATATGAATGGCAGAGAACCAATACTTAAAAGTGGACAAACAAGATGGTATAAACATCCAACTCCAGAAGGCATATATGTATTGTCTTTAGACCCTAGCACAGGAACAGGGGGCGATAACGCCGCCATACAGGTCCTAGAACTACCAAGTATGGTACAAGTAGCAGAGTGGTGCCACAATAAAACGCCCATAGAAGGGCAAATAAAAGTTTGTATGGAGATCATGCAGTACATAAAAGACCAAGGAGCACCGCAGATTTACTGGAGTGTTGAGAACAATGCTATTGGTGAAGCCGCATTAGTTGTTATTAGAGATACTGGAGAAGAGAACTTTCCAGGAGAAATGCTACATGAACCTAAAAAAGTGCAAGGAAAGAAAGGTCGCAGAGGATATTATACAACACACAAAACTAAAATAGAATCATGTTTAAATTTAAAACGTTTAGTAGAACATGATAAAATTAGTTTAAGAAGTAAAATGTTAATGAGCGAACTTAAAAACTTTGTATCCACATCAAATACATTTAGAGCAAAACCTGGACAATCAGACGACTTAGTTATGAGTCTAGTATTAGGATTAAGAATGATTGACTTTATAAGTACATTTGAAGATGAAGTATATAACGCAGTCAATAGTGGTTTAGGTTGGGACGACTTTAATAATGATGATACAGACGACTGGGACCAACCA